AAGTATCCCTAAATTAACCGACCGTACGGTAAGTGACCGGCTTCACACGGAACTGTCTTGACACGGCCCAGGACTAGTGCAAGTATTAACCCATCACCACAGAGGTGATGGGGCAACCGAACAGAGAGGCAAGAAAATGGGTATGATTGAAGATTTCAATAGGCCAGTCAAGATGACCTCACTCTACAGGTATACGATCAATGCCTTTGCGAAGGCATGGAAAGTAAAGTCAGAAGATCCCCTGCAAATTGATGTGACGCTTCTCAACTTTTGTGCCGCCATTTTTACTGACCTGGGAAAGTATTGGGATATTTCTTGCCAAGGGAAAAGTTTCACGGTGAAGACGCCTGGGACGAACGGATTGCGTCTGGGGATTATGCAAGCTCTAACTCTGTCAGAAGAAATTAAGGAAGTTAGAGATGCGCTTCTGAAAGCGGGGTATAAGATTATTGACCCACTTCATTCCGAGTGGTTGGTTTTCTATAGCCCCAGCGCTCATTTTGTGTCTATTTCTCCGATGACTGCAAATAACGATCCTCGCGGTCTTTGGGGAGTGTATTCCCATAACGATGTGGAAAGACGATTTGTACGTGAAATTTGTATGGGCGTGAGAGGAGTGGATAATGTTATCTGACGTGATCGCGGAAGTTTCCGCGCACGGCCATGCTAATGTGATCGATCCGTACGGTGGCCCGTATCTCGCTAAGGTATGGGTGGACGATGACAAGATCAAGATGGCGCGTATGGCGAATCACAGGAACGTCATGTTGGCTGTGTGTGATTCTTGGGAGGGTTTAGCGTGGCATTTCCAGACCTCCCCACGGATTTATCCGTACACCCGCCCATTCCCGTTTTATATTGGAGAGGAAGTATGATGAGTACGCTGAACATGATTTTTTGTGACATGAGACTTGATTTCTTCAAGGTTAAGTGTACACTTTTTTGCCAGGATGGCGAAAAGTTTCGAGTCGCTTTTAGGTTCCGCGGGTGGACTCACATCATGGTGATCAATATGGCTATTGGGGCTATGTGCCTTGAGTGTCCTGCCACCAAAATTTTTAAGTACGATAAGGATGATGCTATTAAGGGCATGGGTGAGGCGGAAGCCGTTCATTATGCCCTGAACATCATGATGACGGCGGTTTATAAGGATATCGCCGTGATCGCATGGGAGAGAGAGTCTCATCCCAATTCTCTGAAGGGAGAATGACAACCATGACTACTAACTGCTACGGCGCTCCCCTCTCTTTCGTGGATCGTCTGGCGCTGCTCACGAATGCTGAGTCGCTGTATAAGGCGGCTCAGGGGGGAGATTCCTTCGTCTGCGTGAGGGCGGTCCTGGGGGAGATCACGGGCGAGGACGGGGAGGTTCGTGAGGTTGCCTATTTCCAGGCGAATGGTGGTGTGTGGTATCGGTCGAGCGCTTCGATCCCGCTGGCTGTGGCCAGAGCTCTCATCAGTTCGGATGATGCGCCTGAGAGTGTGACTCTGACGCCGGGTGTGGCGCAGAGTCGGGCGGGTCGGGAGTATACTACGCTGAGTGTGGGAGAGTAGCGAGGGAGGTGATGGGGCGCCCCGTTAATTATATTAACGGGGCGCCCTTCATATTATGAGTGAGCTGGATGATCTGCGTGATGCGGTGCGTCGTGAGAATCGGCGCGCGGGACGTAAGCTTTCAAGAATTGCGAAGGGTACTTATGGCACGAGTGGATCGCTTTCTTATTTGCGTGGGAAAGTGTCTGGCGTGGATTTGCGGGGTACGGACCGTGACCCTCGTGTGCCGGGACGTCGCGTTGGTAGAATGACGCGGGCGCAGGCGAGGGCGGCGTTGGAGAGGCTGACGGAGTTTAATAACTCTAAGACTGTTGGCTATTTTGCGGGCGTCGGTGGGGTTCCGATTTCGATAAAGAATATGGCCGCCTATGCGTATGAGACGCGGCGGTATAACGAGGAACGGGCTGCATATAGGGAGCGTACTGCTAAAGTTCCGACGCCGTGGTCGGGTTTCGGTAGGACGGCCGAGGAAGTGTTGTCTTGGACGCGGCCGTCGCCTTGGGAGTCGCCTAAGAATCCTTTTGAGGATCATTTTGACCGTAAACTCCCACTCCCCCAGCAGATAGTGTCCGATGAGGCCGCCAATAAGTTGGCGGATCATTTGGCTGAGGCTCGGTCGCCGCGCGGATATGCGAAGAGAGCCGCATTGGTGCGAGATAATATTCGTGACATGGTCGCGATGACGGGCGATGACAAATTGCTTGAAGCGATTGATAAAATGGACGATGAGACTCTCATGTTCGTGTGGACTGTGGACGGCACTCTCGCACGAAACATTTCTTTCCGCTATGAAGCGGTGAAATATTTGAAGTCACCTCACCAACGCACCTCAGCTGAAAAATTGAAGTCGCGTACCGAGAATTTCCTCATGGGATTGGAGGATTCTCGTGTCGAATTGGATCAATATTTGAAGGAGCTTTCAGGTGTCCGAGTCCCGGCCGCGGTGCAGCCGTCGCAAAAGCGATCCTCTGGACGGAGTGGCGGTCGCGGATTTCGAAACGGACGCAGACGTCGCCGCCGATAGTACTCATGTGTGGGCTTGGTGCCTGCGTGAGGTGAATGCCGAGTGCGGGTACCAGTACGGCACGACTATTGATTCGTTCATGGCCCGCGTCCTGCATTCCGGGCTGGACGTGTATTTCCACAACCTGAGGTTCGACGGCAATTTCATTATTTATTGGGCGTTGACGCACGGGTACTCGCACATAGAAGTGGATTCTCCGAAGGATATCGTTCCTGAGAATTGCTTCTCCTGCCTCATTGACGATATGGGCATGTTCTACGCCATTCGATTCCACGACGTCGTCTTCAAGGATTCGCTGAAGAAACTGCCGATGACGGTGGCTCAGATGGCGAAGGCGTTCGAGTGCGAAGAAGGTAAAGGAGAAATTGACTATACACTCCCCAGGCCGGTCGGGTATGAGCCTACGGCGGCTGAGTGGGAGTATGTGCGCACGGACGTCAGTATTGTTGTGACGGCACTGTCTCAGGTGATTCGTGAGGGCATGCGGGCGCTGACGGTGGCGTCGGACGCTTTGCATGAATTCCGGGGTCTTTTTGGGTGGAAGAATTTCGAGAAGTATTTCCCCACGCTTCCACTTGATATTGATGCGGATATTCGGCGGGCGTATCGTGGTGGTTTTACGTATGCGGATCGGCGTACGGCGGGCACTCTCGTTGGTGAGGGCGCGGTTTTTGATGTTAATGGTTTGTATTCTTTTGTGATGCGTGAGCGGGTTATGCCGTATGGCGTTCCGGTTCGTTTCGAGGGCGGACCGCCGGCGGATGGTTTGTGGATCGGCCATGTGACGTTGACTGCGAAGATTAAGGCGGATCATATTCCGTGCATTCAGGTGCGGAGTGGTTTTCGGGGCTCATCGTCGGAGTATGCGGATGAGATTGCGGAGCCGACGACTTTCAGTGTGTCCAGTGTGGATTGGGCGCTGTGGAATGAGCAATATGACATTGAAGTATATGCGTGGGATGGTGGGTGGCGTTTCGCGTCGCGTAGAGGATTCTTCGACAAGTATATTGATAAGTGGGCCGAAATCAAGGCCAATTCCAAGGGCGGCAAGCGGGCCATGGCCAAACTTTACCTTAATTCTTTGTATGGGAAGTTCGGTTCGGGTACTGACGCTACGGGCCGTATTCCTGTGATGGAAGACGGTGCCGTGCGATTGGTGCAGGGTAAAGCGCGAACGCGCGAGCCCGTGTACACGGCGCTGGCAGTTTTTGTTACGTCTTGGGCGCGCGATTATACTATTAGGACGGCGCAGAAGAATTATGATCGTTTTCTTTATGCCGATACCGATTCCATGCACTTGCGGGGTAAAGGCGATCCCGTGGGTGTGGACGTGCATCCGACGCGTTTGGGTGCGTGGGCTCATGAGTCGGATTTCGATACCGCCGTTTTCAACCGAGCAAAACAATACTGTGAGAGTAAAGACGGCGTTAATGATACCCACATCGCGGGCCTGCCCCGCAATCTCGGCAGCCAAATCTCCCCCACCGATATGTTGCGCGATCAACGGTGGGGCGGTAAACTAGTCCCCAAGAGGATCCCGGGCGGCGTGATCCTCCGAGAGACTTATTTCTCCTACGCCGCCGTGAGAGGAAGATCGTCATGACCGAGGACCGCATGTGCAATATTTCCACCACTATCACGCGTGAAATCTACGATTTCGTAGACAATATCCATTGGACCGAGCGGCGCTCGCTCGCGGCCATCGTGCGTGAGGCGATTCGCGATTGGGCGCTCGCCCACGGGTACACCGAGCCTGCTATGATGGAGATGCAGGAGCACGATGTGCAGTAGGCGCCCCGTCGGGATCGGCTCACCGTGATAGGTGCCCGGCGGATGTGATCGCGGGCCACCGCCGCTATTGCGTGCGTGTGATCCTGTGTCATAATAGGGGCGGGGAATCTGAATTTGATTCCCCGCCCCGCACTTTTATTTGAGAGGAAATGTGATGGCGGATTTTTCAGATCTCATCGCGCTGCTACAGACTGACTCGCCTCCCGAGACGATTTATGATGACCTGACCGCCGCCTATGGTGAGCGGGCGCAGCTGGCGGAGTCAGCCGGCGCGAGGGTCGCTGAGCTTGAGGCGGCGAATGCTGCGCTTCTGGCCGAGATTGGCGAGCTCAAGGCCCGGAATTATGATCTTCTTGTTCGCGTGGGGGATGATTCCCCGGGCGATTCTGGGGATGCCGGCGCGGGCGAGGATGACCGGGCTGAGACGATTTCTATTGATGACCTTTTCACGGAGGATGAGTGACCATGGGACGCAATCCTGGCAAGATTATCGACGCCAACAATCCCGACGTACTGAATGCGATCCGGAATGGCGCTTCGCTTGATTATCAGCGGCGTATTCCGGCGGCGACGCAGGCGAATATCTCTGAGCTCATTGGCACGCTCACGCGGTATCGGCCGCTTTACAATGAATTCTGCGACGCGCTTATTAACCGTATTGCGCTCGTGGTCGCTCGGAATAAGATCTGGACGAACCCTCTCGCGATCTTCAAGGGCAGGGACATTGTCAACGGATCGCAGATCGAAGAGATTCAGACGGGTCTTATTGAGGCGCGCGAGTACTCGCCCGGCCGTGATTATCTCGAGAAGGAGATTTTCGGGCAGCATCGTCTGGACGTGCGTTCTGCGTTCCATACTGTGGATCGCCAGAATTATTACCCTGTGACCGTGAATGAGTCCATCCTGCGCCGCGCTTTCCTCGAGGCCGGCGGACTGTCCAATTTCGTCTCCAAGATCATGGCCGCGCCGACGACGTCCGACCAATGGGATGAATTCCTGCTCATGACATCCCTTTTCAAGGCCATGGATTCCAGATCGGGTATTTTCCGCGTGAAGTGCCCGAATATGCAGACGCTCAGCGCGACGGCGGCGGACGCCCGCTCGGCTCTCAAGGTGCTGCGTGCGACGGCGGGGCGCCTTGGATTCCTTTCCACGAATTATAATCCCGCGGGTATGCCGACTTTCGCGTCGCCCGATGAGCTTGTCATTTTCGCGTCCCCTGAGTTTGTGGCTAATATTGACGTTGAAGCGCTCGCTGCGGCGTTCAATATGGATCGCGCGGACGCGCCGTCGCGGATTATTCAGGTTCCGCAGGATTCTTTCGGCATTGATGAGTGCCAGGCGATCCTGACCACTACGGACTTTTTCGTGGTGGCTGATACGCTTATTGAGACGCGCTCCCAGCCCAATCCTGTCGGACTCACCACGAATTATTTCCTTCATCATCACGAGATCATTTCGGCGTCTCGTTTCGCGCCGGCCGTGATGCTGACGACGGGCACTGCGACCGTGATCCCTGTGCCTCCGAAGGATCCGGTTCTCGGTGCGCTCACGGTGAAGCGTCTGGACGGCTCGGATGTGCCGGCCACTGGGGCGGTGCCGGGTGAGACTCTCGTGGTTTCCGCGCCCGTGACGGGTGGGGATGGTTTCGATTGGGGGATTGATTTCGACGTCCGCTACAATCTTTCATCGAAGACGAGGATTGACAATGAGGGAGTTCTCGTGATTTCCCCGTCGGAGAAGGGTGGTGCGCTCACTATTGTGGCGTCGCTGGCTTACCGGCCGGCGAATAGTCCGCAGGCGAATCCGACGGAGAAGAACGCGTCGGTCAAGGTAGAGATCGCGAAGGCGATCAAGGAGTGACATTCTTCGGGCGCCCGGGAAATAATATTCCCGGGCGCCCGGGAAGGGAATTGATTATGGCCTCCGCATTCGACCCCGTGGATAATCCCGGCGATTTCGGGCTTGATTTCTCTTATGCGACCTGGACGCCGGGCACGGCGGTGACGCTGTGTAATGTGCCGTGGGACATGGGGTATCGCAACGTCGTTTGGTATAAATCCGACGAGGATTGCTTCCGCGATATCATCGCGGACGGTCGTAACATTGAAATCACGGCCATGACTTATTGCGCGCACGGTAGGCCCGTGCGCATTCCGACGTCTTTCACGGAAGCTTCGAAGTATAATTATTGCGTGGTTCGTAACGGCCGTGAGGGTGGTCGGAACCCGAAGATGTATTTCTATTTCATCACGTCCGTGGAATACGTCGCGCCCGGGACCACGCAGATCACGCTACAGCTGGACGTGTGGCAGACGTGGGTGCGCACCGTGAAAATGGGGCGCTGCTATGTAGAGCGGTCACATCTCGTTGAGGCGCGTCAGCCCGACGGCGATGGTGGTGAGGCGCTGGATTATATGCGCCGGAAACTCACCGTGGCCGAGGGCCTGGATATGGGCTCGGATTATGTGACCCGTGATTTCATGCGCAAACCGCTGGCGGACCCGCTGGGAGGAGATCCGGCGCCCGTCGTCGTCGTCTGTGCGACGACTAATCTCACGGCCGCCTATGGGACGGTGGATAAACCGGAGCTCAAAACTGCGACGGGCTCTAGTGCGGAAATGCTGCCCAATGGTTGCGAGATTTGGGCGGTGAAAATGAAGGATTTCTCGCCCATGATCACCCATTTGAAAGATTACCCGTGGGTGTCTCAGGGCATTATTTCCATCACCATGGTGCCCGAATCTGCGATTTTTAAGTACGTTTTTACGACGGGGAATCCGCAGAAACTCAACGGTGGCGCCGGGCCCGCGTGCCTTTACTCTATGAATGTCAATTCAGGAGAGGAGAAGCACGTTCGTGTGGATATTGATTTCGCGGGCGACTTGGTGCATTGGATTCGCAGCACGATTCCCGAGCGTTATCGCCGATTTATGAAGTTCGCCTGTTATCCGTATGCTGCGATTGAGCTGACGACCTATACGGCGACTCCCATTGTTCTCAAGCCGGAACTTTTCGGTTCTCCCAATTTCCGCGTCACGCAGCTGTCCCATGCCGTGCCGCCGAATCCGCGGATTATGTTCTTCCCCATGGCGTATGGGGACAGGAAGACCACGTGGGGTAATTTTGATGACGACGCGGGCGAGTACCTGGACATGGCCGTGGGTATCTCCAATCTCCCCACTTTCTCGGTGCTCAATAACGGGTACTTGAATTATATGGCGTCGTCGGCACATTCCATTGCCTATCAGTATCAGGCGGCGGACTGGTCGCAGGCGAAGGCGCAAATGGCCGCGCAGACCGCATATAATATCGCGGGGAATAATATTGCGACGTCGGCGGCGATCACCAACCAAAATAACGCGAATATGGGACAGCAACAGCATGTTCGCAATATTCAGAATGCCGCTAATACCGGTCTCGGAATGGTAGGGTCGCTTGCGGGCGGGAATATTCTCGGTGCCGTTACACAGGGCGTTTCCGGTTACGTGAATTATGAAGCCGGAAATGCACTCACACAGCTTTCACAGCAAAATGCGTCGGCGATTAACGCGATTCAAACTCGGTCCGGCAACCAACAGCGGGACATGAATCTTGAGCTCGCGAATGCGACGCGGCGCGGGGATTATCAGGCCGCCATCGCGGGGATCAATGCCAAAACTCAGGATGCGCGCCTTATTCAACCGACGACGTCAGGTCAGGTGGGTGGCGAGGCATTTATTTTGGCGGCGGATCAATGGAAATTGGTCGCGAAGGTCAAGACGATTCCCGACGGTGCCATGCGCGTTATCGGTGAATACTGGCTGAGGTACGGTCAGGCGGCGAATGTTTTCGCACGCCTCCCCATTGATTTCCTGTGCATGACGCATTTTACGTATTGGAAGTGCCTTGAAGTCACGTGCATGTCCCAAACGTGTCCGGAATCGTTCCGGGCGACAATTTGTGGTATACTCGAACAGGGCGTCACGGTGTGGCGCCGGAAGGAGCATATCGGTAATATGGATTACGGTGAGAATAAGCCGCTGAGCGATTGGAGTGATCAATAATGGGTAGACGCAAGCGTCCCGATCACGTGAAGAATAATATCTATGACAATTTCGGCAAGCCATTATCTATGGATAATTCCGCGTCGCGCCGTGAAACCATGCTCGCCATGTATACAAGGCTGCTAGAAGACATGGCGTTGGCGCGGTTTAAATGGCGTAATATGCCGCCGGGCATTGACGTGCGTTACCTTGAGCGGGCGCTTATTCTAAATGGCCTGGCCGTATTCTATTTCGATAAGGATTATGACCGTTTCATGTGCCTTGCTGCCACGCCAGCGGGCGTCGTGAATATGTACGATAATCCGACCGGTTTCCAAGTGTACGGGAACTCAATGGTCAACAAAACTATTTCCGGGCGCGACTGCATTCCCATCTGGGGTAATCGGACGCGCACTCCCGAATCGGATGCGATCGCGGTTTTCGCCCATAGGCTAGCGGAAATTGACATCACATTCGACGTGACCGCTCTCGCCCTGCGCCACCCGTACATCATCTCGGCCTCGCAGGATGAGCGCGTGAGCATGATGAACGCATTTCGTGCCGTCGCCGACGGCGACCCCGTGATTTTCACTACGGATGCGATGGGGCCGGCAGCGCTCGGTGAGCGGGCTCAGGTGCTTGATATGCGCCTGGAGAAGGGGATCGTCGCTGATATTCAGGCGGCGAAATCGCGCGTGTGGGATGAGGCCCTCACATATTTGGGCGTGAAGAATGTCAATGACGACAAAAGAGAGAGAATGGTGGTCGAAGAGGCCGTCGGCAGCATGGGCCAGGTCGCCATGATGCGCACCGTCAGCATCGGCCCGCGCCGCGATGCGGCACGGGAGATCAACACGAAGTACGGGCTCGACGTCATCGTCGAGTGGGCGCCTCAGGAGGATGATATCTAATGGGAGAATACACCGCCGAACTGCGCGAGGTAGTTAAGTCCTGCGACGTTGCCGGGCTGGCGCTCTCCGATTATCCGATTTGGGATGAGGGGCACCGGGCCGCGCTCAACGGGAAAATTATTGACCACTATTGGTATCATGAGATCGCTCATGAGACCGCCGATCAATTCATCCGGCGTCTGCGCACTAAAATGCGCGAGATCATGCCCTATTACTGCGAGTACGCGAAAACACTGCCCGACGCCGAAATCATGATGGCCGACGTTGACATGACGGTCGCGTCGGACGGGCGCGCCACCAATAAATCCGGGCTGGACTCGCGCACGACGACGCGGGACGAATCCTCGCAGGAGTCCGCGTCCAATACAGGCACTACCTCGAAAACGCGAGCCGTAAATTCTGAGGCGCCCCAATCTAGACTCGCAGGAAATGCGGATTACGCCACTAGCGCCGTGGATACTAATTCGTCGGGAGATTCCCGCGCCACTGGCACCCAGAAAAATACTGGCACGGGAGATAATCGCACCAATACCGCGAGCACTGGCGAAGATGAAACGCACAACATCACGCGCACCACGGGCCGCGGCCGGCCGGCCGCCGAATTGATCGCGGCGTGGCGTGCGACCATCGCGAATATTGATATGATGATCATAGGCGAACTGGACGGGCTCTTCCTGTCAGTCTGGGGCCTCGACTCAACATTCACGGACCGTTACCCAACCTATTGGTGAGAGGACCAATATCATGACTCTTATTCCCGATAATTATTTCATCCGCCCCAGGCGAGTCAATGACGTCGTCCCGCTGACGCGCACCGACGGGTACACCTACCTCGAGCTGCTCGAAAAGGTGCGCGCCGCCGTCTCGGACGTGATTGATTACTGTAATAAGTTCGGCGACGACGTTGACGAAATCGTAAAGGACGTCAATACTACGGTGGATAAGTTCATTAAGGACGTCGCCGCCAATAAGGCCGAGTATGACGCGCATATTGATGCCCGGAAGAATGAAATCGCCGCGCTTCACAAGGCCACGGAAGATTTCATTAACGATTTCAAGAGCAAGGTCATTACCGCGCATTTCCAGGCCGACGCTACCGGCGATAATGCTACAGCCCCGACCGCCGATCCCAATGCACGTATTTCCATGCTCACATCGCTCGGCGCTCACCGACTTCGAGACGCCCTCACAGCACTCGTAGAGGCCGAACGAGTCGCCCGCGTGCAGGCCCAGACCGACGCCGCGAGCGCCGCCGATACTGCCCATAATACGCTGCGTGCGGAAATCGCCCTGCGACCCACGCGGGAAGAAGGTGCCCGACTCTACGCCCCGCATACGCGGGACCGGGCCGTTTTCATCGGCTCCTCAAATGCGACCGTGAATGACAAGTGGACGCAGGATCTTTGCAATCATTTCGGTTGGGCCCACCACAATTTCGCGATCGGCGGCGGCGGATTCACATCGTCAGCCAATTCTTCGTTCCTGTATCAGACGCAGAACGCGATTTCGAATATGAGCGAAGATCTGCGACGGGAAACGGGGTATTTCTTCGTCGCGGACATGCTCAACGATATCCGAGCGAATAACAATGTTGAGGCGCAGGCGGGCACCGTTTTCCGGATCATCCGGGACAATTATCCGAACGCAAGAATTATCCTCATCCCTGTTTTCCTTTCCACGTCACCCATGAATAAGTCGGTCCAGACAGCTTATTCTGCGAGCGCGCGCGAGAATGAAGCGGATAGGGCGGGACTGCCATTTGATGTGGAAATTATCCGTGGCTCGCAGTCATGGTTCTACGCCACGCCCGGCGAATCCGCCGCCACTAATGAGCCGGGCGGCGGCGTGCATTTCACGGAAGCCGGGTACACACAGGCCCGCATGTATATTCAGCGGTACATTTACGGCGGGGATACTTGGCGTAATTTTGGGTGGGAGAATCTTTTCCCGTATTCCACGGATAAGGTGGACAAAAACTTCAATTACACGAAAGTCGCGCGCTTCCAGCATACCGTACATATTGACGGCTCTTTCCGTGTCGGCGGTGCCACTGCCGCATATGACACTGTGCTCATGAATGTCCCGCTGTGGGCGACTCCCTTCGAGTCTATTTATTTCACAGTGTACGGGCGCGACCGCAATCCCAAGGTCCTCTACGTGAATGATAAGGGGCAGGTCGCGTGCCGCGACCAACTTTCCCAGTGGGAGTATTATGACGTGAACGCCAACTGGCGTATTTGGTGATGCAATATGGCTTTTGACGCACAGCACAAAGCATGCATTATCGCCACCCTCGCCCAAGTAGAAGCGTCCGGAAATTATGGCACCATCACCGCTCCGGACACTCTGTCACTCGGCATCGGTCAGTGGACGCAGGGCCGCGCATATGACCTGCTGAAAAGATTCCCCGCGGGCACCGATTTCGGCGGCACTGTCAATACGTGGCTAGGCCAAGGCCGCGATTCCTGGACGATTTCCGCGCGCAAATACCAATTCCTCAATTCGGCTGACCGCGCGGCATTATCCGGGGCGCTCGCCTCCCAGACCGGCCACCAAATCCAAGACTCCCAAATGGAAACTGACCTGACAAATGATTACATCCCACGATGCCAAGAACTCGGCCTTGACCCGGAAACCGAGACAGAGGCGTGCATGCTACTCATCGTCGTCATGCACCGCTGGGGAAATTACGCGCGCATTTTGACCCGCCTAGTGGCCGACGCGGGCCACCCAGCCACGCTAGATTCAATGTTTGCCGCCGTTAAAGCCGAAGGCGAATACGCCGCCGTCCCGGGCCGTTATGACACGGCCGTCCCCATGATCCGTAATTTGCAGACAAATGGGGTCCAAATCACGGGCGGCGACGGCTCACAGCCAGGCGCAAACTATAAGCCCGGCGATAATACCGGAACAGCCACACCAAAAAACTCAGACAAATTGGAGAAAAATAAACTACCCCTTTACGTCAGTAAATCGGGTTCCAATTTAATTCTTCACTATTCAGACGGGCGCACCATAACCGCCAGTCCCACACCCACAGGAGAGCACTGGCAAATATCCACATCCCAAGCAATCCACACCGGCACCACCGGCATCGGCACCGGCCAAACCCCACCCGGCGCCGGCGGCCAACCCGCCGGCGGCGGCGGCGGCACAGCCGATGAGCGAATCCATCGGATGACGCAGGAGGCACTATCTACGCTCGGGAAATACGTCTATCACCAGTGGTATCAGCCGCGACTTCATCCGGATCAATCTGGCGTATCCGACTGCTCCGGATGGACATGGTATCTCATGATGAAATATTTGGGCGTGGATATCGACCCCAATGGCACGGCAGCAATTTGGGACTCCCCCACGGGATACGTCGTCGCACAGGGGAGCGGCACATTCAATGCCGTATCACAAATTAAAGAAGGTGACCTTATTGTCTGCCGATGGTGGGACGGCGGCGGCCACATAGAATACTGCCCACAAACCGCCACAGACCTGTCCGTAGGAATGCGAGGCCCCGACGGCGCAATGGGACCCAACGGCCCATCGCCCGCCACAAGACTTTTCACCGGATGTGAATGGAAGTTGAAGCGATATGTCTGACTACTATGATTTCGGGAAACTGCTTTCCCGCAATGGTGTTTTCAATATGGTCGTCGGCGCGCGCGGCGTCGGCAAAACCTACGGCGCCAAATTAATGGTGATGAAAAACGCCATTGAGAAGGGCGAGGAATTCGTCTACCTGCGCCGCTATAAAACGGAAATGCGCACGACGCAGACCTTCTTCGCCGACGTCGCACATGAGTATCCCCGCCACAATTTCCGTGTCAACGGAGGGGAGGCGCAGTATAAGGAAAAGGGCGCAAAAAAGTGGATCACCTTCGGCTATTTCGTGGCACTTTCCACCGCCCAGAAAATGAAGTCCGTATCCTACCCCAAAGTCACGAGAATCATTTATGACGAATTCATCATTGAGAAAGGATACGTACGCTATCTTCCCGCCGAAGTAGACGCGCTGCTATCCTTCTACAGCACCGTGGACCGTTGGCAGGACCGCACGCGCGTACTCATGCTCGCCAACGCAGTGAGCATTGACAATCCATATTTTATTAAATGGGATATTGAGCCGTGCGGAAAAGAATTCGTGACACGCGGCAACGGATTCATAGTCTGTCAATTTGTTAAATCCGAAGATTTCAGCGCCCGTGTTCGTGAAACACGATTCGGGCAATTTCTTGAAGCAATGGATCCCGTCGGCGCGCAATACTCTATTGATAATCACTTTGCCGATTACACCAATGTTTGGGTAGATGATAAGCCAGTCGGCGCCACGCCCGTTATCATACTGAGACTACCCGAAGGGTCCCTTTCGATTTGGACATACAAAGATCTGTGGTATGCTCAGAAGCGACTCCCGAAAACGGAGCTGCCTCGACTGGCATTCGATCACGATAATCTCCGTGACGACGAAGTTCAGGTGTCATATAGTGATAAGATCATGGTTATGCTCCGCACACAATTCCGCCACGGAAGAATGAGATTCGATAGCCCGCAGACCCGCTCACTCCTGAAAGGAATATTCCTCAAATAATGGGCAAGCACAGCATCGAAAAATTCCGCCTCACTCCCACCCAAAGGCGACTCCTCTACACCATCGGCATCGCAATCAGCGGCGCCCTCGCAGCACGCGGCTACATCGACGGCGATATTTCCGGCGCCATTAACACCATTCTTGCCGCAATTCTGGGAATCGCCGCCGGAAACGCAGTGCACAGGAATAATGACGATGGCCAGCATTGAATATTTCTGCGACCGAATGGTCTGGTACTGCGAGGAATGCAACCTCGGCTACGGTCAGGACACCCGCTGGAACGTTTATGACGGTGGCGACGCCGACTGTTCCTCACTCATCATTACTGCGCTCCGAGACGCCGGATTCGATACCGGCGACGCATCATATACCGGCGACCTTCTCCCCGCCCTCGCAGTACGAGGCTGGACACTCACACACCCACCACTACAGCGCGGCGACATACTCCTCGCCCCAGGAGCACACGTCGCCGCATACATCGGCAACGGACAAATCGCAGAAGCCGCCATTAATGAAAATGGAGACATTATTAGTGGCCAGCCCGGCGACCAAACCGGCCAGGAAACACGGGTAACCAATTATTATGATTACCCGTGGGACTACATTCTCCGATACACCGGAGAAATCGAAGATGACGTTGCTGAAATCATTTCCAGAGAGGACTTTGAAATGAAGATTCTGACCGATGAGAACGAAATCGGATATCTTGTCAATGGACATTCCTGCAAGCGAATCACATATGAACAGGCGCTCGCGCTCACCGAAATCGGCGTCCCCACCCAGCACGTATCCAGCACCACCCTCTACGGCGTGATGGAGGCAGTGCACGAGAGCGCATATGACATGACCGTGACCGCAGAGGCGTACAAGGCAGCGGCACAGCGACTCGCCACACAGCCCCATTGATACGCACACGAAATAACCCCGGGACCAATTCGGTCCCGGGGTTATTCGCACACCCTCTACCTATCTCACTCGGTCACTCCATAGGCAGCAGCTCACACCGCAGATCCATGGCGATCGCATAGTCATGGGGATCGCCGTACGGCAAATCCGAGATCACGCCATCCTCATCCCGCAGGATGTAGCTCGAGTAGTGCTCCCGATCCACGATGACGCCATCCGGGCGCACCGTCACCACATGACCACAATCGGTCAAGTACCTGAGATCACCCAGGTCCTCCGTATCCAGAATTGTGCCCACACGACGGGCCATCGGGGCGTAGGCCACATCCCCGTTATCCACACCGTCACAGTAGTTGTCCCACGCCCCACTCTCATAAATATGGATCGCCTTCCCCTGCTGGGCCACAGCCGGGCACTCGTCGCGCGTCTTGAAGATGATACTAATAGCACCACATCCCTTGTCCACTTCAACGTACCACTCATAGGGGCAGTTCTCATGGATAGCCAGATACCGCGTGATATACTCCGCACTCTTATTCCGCGGCCAGTTCACCACGAAAGCAACACGCGACTTAGAAGTAAGAGCATACATTTTTTCCTCCATTCTATATGCTCATTGTTAGCAGCATTATTGCCGCCCATCCCCGCTTACGCGAGGTATACATATCGTGTTGCAGTGCGTCAGATGCGGCCCGCGAGAATATCCGACGGTGCCCACATCCCACACGCCTTCGCCGTCGCCTCACACCATGCCTGGTCCGTATCAGTGAGACGCGCCGTGCCATCGGCGTACAGACCGTCCTGCATCTCCGTGGGCGCATGGCCCAGGATGCCGGCCAGCACCTTCCACGGCATCTGCCACGCCTCGGCCATCTGCCGGATCATCACGTTCTTGCTCATCTTCTCTTCTCCTTGGTTGTGTTCTCATCACCTCTGTGGCGATGGCTTAATAATGGCACTAGGGGTCAACTGTGTCAAGCCAGTTCCGTGTGAAGCCGGTCACTTACCGTACGGTCGGTTAATTTAGGGATACTT